CATTCCCAACAACGTTTAGACCACCATAATAGCCGAAAAATCTCCACATAGATTGGGGTGTTTTATAAAAAACCCTCTCAATTGTTATCCTCTTGTCCCCCACCTTGAGAGCATAAGGCTCTCCAGAATCAGACGTGGCAGCAGAACTTGAAATAATGCTCTGAAGATCATAGTCTTGCTGGTTTTGCACCATATCAATCGAAGCCGAATAATGGTCCCTAGTTCCACCAAAGCCAGCATATTGTGCAACCGCTGGTCCGACACGTTTTGGATATCTCAGATCAAACTTGGGATAACGAAGCTCAATGTTACTTCCGCTAAGAGAATCGCCCCCTGTCATAACACCGTTGTGATCAAAACTGGCTGTTGCCATGCCGAGCACATCACCGATGATATTTTTGGCTTGATGCGTGTTTAGGATATAAGAGTATTCCAAACACGCCTCTTCATAATTGGCGTATACAGAGCCAGACGTGACTTCAATATCCAAAATATCGCCGCCAAGCTTCTGATATGTATACGCTACTTGATCTGAAGCGCCCGAAAGAAAGTCATTAGAACCCGTGTAGATTCCCAAAGGACATGCTGGTGCCACCATAGTCGTTGAACCCGTTGAGGGCAAAACGACGGCGCTTACTTGACTAACGGGATTTAACTTTGGTATAGCCATGCATGGGTTCTCCTATCAAGGTAAATAGTCTCCCATGGGACAAAAGTGCTTCACTTCTTGGAAGTTGTCTTTCTAGACCTTGCTTTCTTAGCCTTGGTTGTTGGCTTTCTTTTACGAGCGGTTGTTTTCTTGGCAACAACAGGTTTCTCTTCTTTTTTTGCTTCTATTTCTTCCTCAGCCATTTTTAAAACAGGAGTTTCATCAATTGGTTCCTGCTCTTCAATTTTCTGCTGTTCTTCAAGGTTACTTTTTGGCTCCTCCTCGGAGTTAAAGCCAAATCTCATCTTCTTTAAATGTGCAAACTTAGGATTAAAAAGAATCCTTTTTTTCTTACCCACGATACCTCCAGTGGTTTAAGTGGTTTAATATAATTAGTTTATAAATCTCAGTCCAGCCCATTCATCATCAAAATGGCTACAAGACCGGGTAAATTCTCTTTCACATATACCCCAGCAAACAGAGTATCTGTTCTTCCGCCAACATACGAAATGGCAGCGTCTAAGTGCTGGCTGATGTCGGGATCATTAGCCATTTCTGGTGTCACCACAAGCAGCATAGAGCCTGTAGACGGCTTACCCTTTGGTAAAGGACATGGAGAGCGCTTCAGGCAGTTCTGAAAGATGGTAGCTCCCAGATTTGGGATGTCGGGATCGGCTACAATCGTAGATCCGATAAACATTCTTTTATTTGTCCTTAGACAACGCTCTAGATCTTTGGAATCAAACGATTGAATCGAAGACTGTTCCGAAGACAGCTTCAGAACCTGAGAAAACAGTTTCGCAAACGCAGTGTTAGCAAAAGGGTACATCCCAAGCATTCCAATTTTTCCTCTCAAGAGCTTGACTTGACGCTCATTGTCGATAATGATGTGAGGATATTCTGCAACGTCAGCAAGAAGTGCAGATGCGTTATTAGTAATGGTAGAATTCAACGATTCTTGGGCACTTGGCTGAGAAACGATGTAAACCACCTCACCCTCGGCACTCACAGACTTCAAATAACGCTCAAAAACGCCGTGTAGAGACACGACAGCACTTCCTGTGCCTCCTCCGGCTCCTGCAAGAACAAATAGCCAATTTACGTTGCCTAACTTCGTCCTCAAGGCGTCCTCAACGACTGCCCCATTGTCTGCAAAGACAGTTTTGCCCAAGTTAACGTCCTTTCCGATGCCATCAGCATCAGGGATCAAGACAACATGCTTTTCATCAACACCCTCTGGGATATCTTTCGCCGTGGTGTTCACTAGCAGCGTTTTATTGAAGCCAAGGTCAAGGAAGGCTTTAGCCATCTTACCTCCTCCTCCACCTACACCAATAATAGCGCAATTTAGAGAAGATATAACCTCATTTTCATCAAGTTGCTGTTCGCCTTTCACTTCTTCGTCATCACCGTAGTGGTCTATAAAGTCAAAATCACTCATGTTTGTTTTCCTTTTGTTCCGCAATTGCTATAGTAAATAGTTTTGATAAAACTAATAATCTCAAAAAATTGCTGACGGTATTTTTTGGCAGATTGGTGTTTTAAAAAAGAAACCCCCAACCGAACGGAAGGGGGTTTGGAATGTCGCCCATAAAGGCTCAGTTATTAATCTTAGTTACCGAATGTTACTGCGATAGTTCCACCAGTGGTTCTAATAACACCTTTGCACTGCATATCGTCCGAGCCATCATCCGCGTGAAGATAGATAAAGGAACCGGCTAATATAGTACAATCACCCGTATCAGTTAAAATAATTATCTGATCATCATCACTGGCAGCGGTTACACGGGTGAGTTGATCCGTTCCATCAGCGGTAACGAACATTTCAAATGAGTTAGCCTGCAACTCGTTGTCGGCTGCCAAAGTTAATTTAAGAATGCCAGATGAGGAAAACGTATTACCAGTGAACAAAATCAAAGTTGCGTCGTTAGCTCCTGTCATATCAGCCCCTGCTGCCATAACGACGGTGCCACTAACATCGCCAGTTAATCTAGATATTCTCTGAGCCACTGTCGGTGTCGTACCGGGAGAAGCAGTGGTTCCGATGGCTACATCAACCCCAAGCACACCTGTACCACCAAGCGCGGTGGCTGCATTTGCAACTGTTGGCACAGCCGACCTCGCGGCAACGCCTTCGAGCACTCTTGACATTTTTAAAGCTGTGGTGCCGGGTGTTAATAGATTTGCGCACGCAGCATCGGGATCTAGACCCTCAAGGGTGGGACCACCAAAATTTGAAGCCCACAGACCCGAAAGACCTTGCGATGCACAGGGGATATCAACGTCGCCAAATGGTTGTCCATTAAACTTCGTTCCTGAGCCCCATTCTATATCTCTCTTTAAATTCTCTAACAATTTTTCGACTCTTGCGAGTCCTATTCTTTTACTTCCCATGTTAAAAACCCTCCATTTATAATCGTGTCATCGCGGAATTGCGACCGTGCCTTCAAGCACGCAATAACTTAGGACGAACCTTAATTGGTTCTGTTGTAAGTAGTCTGAAGGTATGGGTTAAGCAAGTTATAAATTAAATATTAGCTTGCGCTAGTGACATATCGGACTTTCACTGCCGAACTGGGACCGGTCGTATTAGATTCCGCTGCCCCTGTCACACACCAATGGCTGAATCCAGCCGAGAAAGCAATGCCTTCTGGGAATGCGAAGCTTCGCTTTGCAGATGCGGGGCACATGAAAACCATTGAGGCAGCAGTCGTTCCAGCCGTAGCGCTGGTAGCATTGACAAGCTTAAAATAAGAAATGGCTCCATTGGCGGTGTTGTCGATCTCCACCATATACAAAGTGCCTGCTGCACCCGTTGTGTTATCGACAGCCGTACTTGTTGCCGATGAGTCATAAACCAGCCTAGCGCCGAGGGGGGTACTTTGATTAGTAACTGTAACTGCCATAATTTAATGTCCTCCGTTTGTTATAAATAGTCCCTCCCATATCCTTTGTCACGACAAACAAATAAAAAAAACCCGCCCTCCGAAGAGAGCGGGTTAGGTTTTGTCAACCTCTAGTTATTAGCTAGTTGCACCGGGCTCACCAAGGAGTCCACGAACAATGACCAGACCATACATGTCAGGGCGCACCATTTTCTTGGCGTACCGAGTCATCACGCCCTTGCGGGGCACGAAGTCCTCGACACCAAAGATGGTGGGAGTGACCTGTAGTGGGACGTAAGGAGCGTAAACATAGCCGCTCTCAAGGAAGCTACTGCCCCGACGACCAACAAGAACAACGTTCCGTGGGAAGTAAGGATCGACGTAAACGTCGAACTTCTTGGAAAGTGAACCGGTGTTCACAGCACCGATAGTACCCTTCTCTTGATCAGCAGTGACGTTTGCACGGAATCCAGCGGTGAACTCAAGGATGTTAGCAACCTCGGGTGAACACACCACGAAGTTAGCACCACCCCGAAGAGTCTTACGGTGAATCTGTGCAGAGACATCATTGATGGTCTCAATAAGAGTTTCGTACCACTCGGAAACGGTTCCGGTGAAGTCTGGAGCAGCCGAAGATGCACCAATTTCAGCACCAGTAGTGCGTTCCACGAACAGACCGGGAGAGCGAGACCAATAGAGCGTAGCAGCCGCAGAACCCCTAACAAGATCCTCAAGAATCTCGCGATCGATTTCAAGAGCAATCTGCTCACTCAAGATACTCGTAAGCTCCACTTCAGCATCCAAGTTGTGATAGGCATTCAAGTCCTGTCCCAACTCAGGCGTCCACTTAGCCTTGAGCTTCTTGGTGATCGCCGTCACACTGACGGAATCAACCTTGATATCAATCTCAGGGATCAACTGATCATCCTCAAGACCCCACGTAGTGGTAGCCGCCACGGCACCAATAGCATTGGTTGAACCAGCCGTAGCCGTTCCGCCAAAGTTATCAGTGAGAGTATGAGTCAAGCCGAAGCCCGTCTTACTAGCACTAATGGCTCCTTCAACGATGCCATTATCACCATAGATATTATCACCTGTGGATTCAATGACCAAGTTGACCTTCCAACCAGCAGTCTGCGGCGAACGAGTATCAGTCGAAGCCGTAGAATACGAAGTCAACCGACGAACGAGACGACCGCCAAAATCAAGCGAACCAGTTGTGTTGATCGAAATCAAATTATCAAGATTGATCTGGCTATTGACCAACGAAGAACCAGTAACCTGAACAACGATAACATCGGAGCCAGAGAGATCTGGGTCATACTGGACAAGCGTATCCAGATCAGCCTGCGAAGGCTGTGGACCGGAGTGCGAGCCACCACGGGCTTGTCCGTTTGCACCGACAGTACCCCATGCAACAACCGAAGTTCCAAGATACAAACCGGTCGTAGAACCAGTTGGCGAAGAGAAACCCTGATTAAGTGAATACGGACCCCTCTCGGCATAAGAGCCACTGAGGGAGACGCCGCCGGTCAACTGCTGACCAACAACCCCGCCACCATAGAGAGATTCACCATCCACTGCGCCACCTGCGCGCCTCGTATCACCAAACGTGAAGTCGAGGAAAAAGATAAGACCAGACGGCAAGCTCATAGGCTGCACACTGACCAAATCATTAGCAATTAAACCGCCAAAAACACGACGAACGATCGGGAAAGCCACCGCTGCAAAACCCTCAACGTCGCCCTGGGCCATTGCAGACCCCGCAGCTTCGCGAAGAAGTTCCTTAGCTTGATTTTCCAACAAACGAGCCATCGTATGTTTCTTACGGTCATTGCCGAGACCTTCCAGAAGTCCTGTTCTTTCCCACTTGGAGAGAAGAGCAGCACCTTCCTGGCGGAGATCTCTATTAACAATTCCTTCTGTTAATTTTTCTAAAATAGACATTTTAATAGTCCTCCTTTTTATTTTTTAGAAATGCCTGCTAGTCTTTGCATACGCTGAACCGCAGACGTATCAGCACTGCTTGACGACTCTCTGCGAGCCATCAAAGGCGAATTTCGATTTACAGCCTCGCTCAGTGATTTTGGTCCTTTCTTCTTAGAAGAAGAGCCCACTGCGCTTTGAAGCGTCTCGTAAATGACCTTCGCCTCATTTACAGAACGAGAATCCGAAATAGCTTCAGCAATTTTTGACTTTTGCCGCTCATTCAGGGAGCTACTATTCAGTACACGATTCGTGTAAAATAATCTAGCATTAGAAAGATTCACTTCTTCAAGCTTATCTTTCATGCTAGAAAGTGTTTTAGCAAGTCTCTTGTTCTTAGTCCTAACCGTCTTAAAGCTTTCGCTTATTTGGGCATAGTCCTTCTTGATATTTCCAAGAGCTTGTTTCATAGTTTTAATTTGTTCCTGAGCCTCTGTTGACGCCAAACGCGCAAGCTCTAGCTCAGCATAGTGATCCATAACGGCTGATGGTGTTCCAGCCCAGCCGCTCTTTTGTGGTTTAATATCCACGATTAATTCTTCAAGGATTGCATCGAGATTCTCTTCTGTTAATTCGATTTCTTCGCCAGCCGACATCCCCTCGTCGAAGCCATCAAGGCAGTCTTGGTACTCGCGCCATGATAGAGAGCCGAGCTTGTAATCTTTCAGGCAATCAGCTTCCTCTTCCTTCAGTACATCTTCATCCAGGGTCGGGTCATCTTCATCGAAGGTAGAAGGAATCTCGTCATATGAGCCACCACCCTCCTTACAGAACCGGATGGCTGCGCGCTCGGTCATCCCTGCGTAGGACATCGCCCGGTCAACACACTCTTCGTCATAGGCACCGACGCCGCCAGTAGTGCCACCGCGACCGGCGCCGCCGTAGCCATAATAGCCGCCGCCGCCAGAAC